ACGAGTGAAACGGAGCAAGACGAGGAACCAAAATGGCATTATCGAACACGGCCACGCCGATCTACTACGGCCGTTTTCGGGAGGCCGTGATGCGTGGCGAAATACCCGTATGCCGGGAGATTGCCATGGAGATGGAGCGGATCGACGACCTGATCGCCAACCCGGGCATCTACTATGACGACAAGGCGGTGAACGGCTTTATCTCCTTTTGCGAGGATGAGTTGACCCTGACCGACGGCACCGACGTGAAGCTGCTGGACAGTTTCAAGTTATGGGCCGAAGAGATCTTTGGGTGGTACTACTTTGTAGAACGAAGCGTCTTTGTGCCGAACGAGCGCGGAGGCGGCGGACACTACGAGACCCGGCGACTGAAAAAGCGGCTGGTGACAAAGCAATACCTCATCATTACCCGATCGGCCGCGAAGACCATGTATCTGGAATTTTTGCAGGCGTACTTCCTGACGGCGTACACCACCACGACCCAGCAGTTGACCACCGCTCCGACCATGAAACAGGCCGAGGAGGTGCTGGCACCCTTCCGCACCGCATTGGCGCGGGCAAAGGGGCCGGTGTTCCAGTTTATGACCGAGGGCAGCCTGCAAAACACCACCGGCTCCAAGGCAGACCGGGTGAAGATGGCTTCCACCAAGAAGGGCATCGAGAACTTTCTGACGAACAGTCTGCTGGAAGTGCGTCCGATGACCATTGAGAAGCTTCAGGGACGGCGTGACACTGTAGCGACTGTGGATGAGTGGCTCTCCTGCGACATCCGGGAAGACCCCATTGGTGCCATTGAGCAGGGCGCGGCCAAGAACGAGAATTACCTCATCGTGGCGGCTTCCTCCGAGGGCACGGTGCGCAACGGCTGCGGCGACGACATCAAAATGGAGTTGATGAGCATCCTGAAAGGGGAGTACGTCAACCCCCATGTGTCCATCTGGTACTACAAGCTGGATTCCATTGAGGAAGTGGGCCAGCCGGAGATGTGGCTGAAGGCCAACCCGAACCTGGGCAAGACCGTGAGCTACGAGACCTACCAGTTGGACGTGGAGCGTGCGGAGAAATCCCCCAGCGCCCGGAACGATATTCTGGCCAAGCGCTTCAACCTGCCCATGGAGGGCTACACCTATTTCTTCCCCTACGAGGAGACCCTGTGCCACAGGAAGAGAAGTTTCTGGCAGATGCCCTGTGCCATGGGCGCGGACCTTTCCATGGGCGACGACTTCTGCGCTTTTACCTTCCTGTTTCCGCTGTCCAACGGATATTTTGGGGTCAAGACGCGGGACTACATCACATCCTACACCCTCAGCCAGCTTCCGGCTTCGAGACGGCAGCAGTATGAGGAGTTTATGCGGGAAGGGACCCTGTTCGTGTTTGACGGCACTGTCCTGGACATGATGCAGGTATACGATGACCTGGACAACTTTATTATGGAGAACGAGTATGACGTACGGGCGTTTGGCTACGACCCCTACAACGCACAGGAGTTCGTGAAGCGCTGGGGTGATGAAAACAGCACCTTTGGCGTTGTGAAAGTGATCCAGGGTGCAAAGACCGAAAGCGTGCCGCTGGGTGAGCTGAAAAAGCTGAGCGAACAGCGGAAGCTGCTGTTTGACGAACAGCTGATGCAATTTGCCATGGGCAACTGCATTACGCTGGTGGACACCAACGGCAACCGAAAACTCTATAAACAGCGGCAGGATCAGAAGATCGATGCCGTGGCTGCCATGATGGACGCTTACGTGGCATGGAAACAGAACCGGGATGCGTTTGAATAATCAGGAGTCTTCTTTCTTTACGCGATGACGTTGAGGGTACTCATCTACAATCGTTTGATGTAGTCCCAGATCAATCCCAAGATCCTTAGCTTGTTGGCGCTTTTCTGGACTCGGATAACGGTTCTCTCCCATATTCCGGATGGATATATTGTGCATAACCGTTTTTCTGTCATAGGTATCCGGATCGTTATCAAGTTCCATTTCTGTCGATGCGGTATCTTCAGAGGAATCGTTTTCAGAAATGGTGCTGTCGCTTAATATCGGAGTTTCTTCAGAAGAGTTTCTTTCCATCAACTGCTGATACCATAAGTATCCTTGATACGCAATGGCACCAATGATAAGCCCTGCTGCAATCTTTTTACGATGGTCGTGGGTAAATTTCCATAATTTTTCTTTGAATGTTAACGGTTCGATTGCTTCATACATTACACCAAACTTGCTCTGGCATTTTTCACAGATGACATCATCAGGCATTGAATCCGGGATAGATATTTTACTGCCACAGTTCGGGCATATAACAGATTCCATAAGAACTCCTCTTTGTCGAAAATGTTCGGTAAGAAGAGTATAACACAGCTGACAAACGTTGTAAATCAAAGAAAGGAGCGATAGAGTGAACGATTGGTGGGATTACCTGGAGCATGGATGGTTCGGGAAAAACGGCCAGAAGGGCAGCGAAAAGAAAAACCACAAGTATTATGCCCGTGTTCCGACCGGAACGAAGGATGGACATAACGTTTACCGGTACTTCTACTCGAAAGAGGACTATGCCGCCTACATCCGGAGCGGAAAGAAAAAACTGACCGGTGAGTACGGCATGGAGAAGCACTCGAACGGGCGGATCGCATGGACTGCAACGGAACAGTATACCGACAAGGACGGAAAGTTGCAGACGCGCAAGAAATATGTGAGCGCAGAGACCTCCGCGAAGCTCCGGGACGATAAATACCGGAAAGAGAAAGCCCTGAATGAAACTCCGAAAGAAAAGAAGGAGCAGATGAAGGAAGCAAAGAAGCGCTACAACAAGAAAATGGCCGCGACGAGACGGAAACGTGCCGTACAGAAGGGCTTCCAGCCTGTGAGCAGACTTTTGGGAAAGCAGATGGACTTCAAGAAAAAGCCGAACAACAAAACCGAGAACAAGGCCTACCAGAAAGCAGGATGGCGAAAGAGCATGTTTGTTCCGGGAGCTTATGTGCGGAAAGCAAAGTGAGGTGATGAGATAAACATGCAGGTATACAAGGACGAGCTATACCACTGGGGCATCAAGGGCATGAAGTGGGGCGTGCGGCGGTACCAGAACAAGGATGGTACCCTGACGGCCGCAGGCAAGAAGCACTATGCCGGGAACGGGAACGCCGGTGAGGATGCACAGGAGCCCAAGACAGAGTATGCGCCCAAGCGAACCGGAAAAAACGCGGAGGACTACTCCGACGAGGAGCTGCGGGCGCGGATCAACCGGCTGCAAATGGAAAAGCAGTACCGGGATCTTCAGGGGCAGACCAACATCCGGGCGGATGACCCCAACAAGGAACTGAAAGCCGAGAAAGAGCGGCTCCAGCTCCAGAAGGACGTGAAACAGCTACGGAAGGACGTATACAGTGGGCAGAGCTTTGTGAAGACCGTAATGACGAATGCCTCCCAGCAGTTTTTGACCAAGGCAGCTTCCGGTGCTATGAGCTACGCAGCAAAACAGTTCATCACGAAGGAACTCAAGAACCCTGATCTGGCGAACGCCATTGTGAGCGGAAGCGCTGGCGGAAACCAGCAGAAGAAAGACGATGACAAGAAAGACGACGACAAGAAAGACAGTTAAGGTCTGGAGGAAATCAAAATGGCATCACAAACCTTTGGCTCCAGACTGAGACACGCCTGGAATGCGTTTTTGAACCGGGATCCCCCCGGAAGAAGCGGCGAAGGATACAGCTACCGGCCTGACCGGGTAAGGCTGAACCGAAGCAATGACCGGACGATCATGACGGCCATCAACACCCGCATTGCAATGGACGCTGCGGCAATTACCATCAATCATGTAAGGCTCGATGAAAACGGACGCTACGACGAAACCGTTGATTCGGGCCTTAATTCTTGCCTGAACCTTTCCGGCAACAAGGATCAGACGGGCCGGGCACTGCGATATGACATGTTCCTTTCCATGCTGGACGAGGGATGCATTGCGCTGGTGCCCATTGACGTGGACTACGACGGAAAGACCGGTAAGACCCGGATCGAATCCATGCGGGTGGGAAGGGTGCTGGAATGGTACCCGGACGACGTGCGGCTGGAAGTGTACAACGACCGGACCGGACGGAAAGAGGAGATCACCCTGCCGAAGACGCAGGTGGCCCTGGTGGAGAACCCGTTCTATGCCGTGATGAACGAGCCCAACGGCACGGTGCAGCGCCTGATCCGGAAGCTGAACCTGATGGACGTGATCGACGAGCAGGTGGGCAGCGGCAAACTCGACCTGATCATCCAGCTGCCCTACGTTGTGAAGGGCGAGACCCGGAGGAAACAGGCCGAAGAACGGCGGGCACAGATCGAACAGCAGCTCGCCGGTTCCAAATACGGCATTGCCTACACCGATGGCACGGAGCATATCACGCAGCTGAACCGCAGCCTCGAAAACAACCTTCTGAAAACCGTGGAGTACCTGACCAACATGGCATACAGCCAGTTGGGTATCACCCCGGAGATCATGAACGGTACTGCTTCCGATGCTGTGATGACCAACTACGAGAACCGCACCATCGAACCCATTGTGGCGGCTGCCGTAGACGAGATCCGGCGGAAGTTCCTGACCGAGGACGACCGGGCAAACCGGGAATCCGTAATGTACTTCCGTGACCCGTTCAAGCTGACCCCTGTTTCCGCCGTTGCCGAAATGGCCGACAAGTTTACCCGCAACGAGATCATGACCTCCAACGAGTTCAGGCAGGCCATTGGCATGAAACCCAGCAAGGACCCCAAGGCAGATGAACTGCGGAATGCAAACATCAGCCAGAGCAGTGAGGAAATTGCGGCGCAGAACAAAACAATCACGGCAGGGCGGGATGCCGTAGAGAGGAGTATTGCAAATCAAAATGGTTAATTTTGACTACGATTGCAGCGGCTGGGCGACGAAAGCGAACGTCCGGTGCTATGACGGGCTGGTGATCGCGCAGGATGCCTTTAAGGAGTGCAGCGGCAAGGTTGTGCCCATGGTGTACAACCACGACCACTCCAACGTGGACAACGTGATCGGCCACTGCCTGCTGGAAAACCGGCCCGGCGGCGTGTACTGCTATGCCAAATTCAACGACACCGACACCGGCAAGACCGCAAGACAGTGCGTGGAGAGCGGCGACCTGAGCGCCTTTTCCATCTTTGCCAATGGCCTGAAGAAGGTGGGCAGCACCGTGAAGCACGGCTTTATCCGGGAAGTGAGCCTGGTGCTGGCCGGATGCAACCCGGGTGCCCTGATCGACGAGGTGGTGAAGCACAGCGCCGATGAGGACTACGAGGGCGGCGAGGCCTTTATCTATAACGAGGACGGCCTGAGCCTGACCCACGGCATGGACCCCGAGGGCAACCCGCTGGAAGACCTTACACACAGTGCGGACAGCGGCGATGCCGTGACCAACGATGAAGCAACACAGGAGGAAGCCAAAATGGCGGATGAAAAGAACGAGGGCAAGACGCTCGAACAGGTCTACAACAGCATGACCGATGAGCAGAAAGAGTGCTGCCACGCTCTGGTGGGCCTGGCCCTGGAAGAGCAGGAAGGCGGCGACAACGATGACGGTGAGGAGGACGATACCGTGAAGCAGAATGTTTTCGACAAGGATACCAACGCAACTGTGCTGAAGCACAGCATCGAAGAGATCAACAACGTGGTCAAGACCGCAAAGAGCCACGGCACCATGAAGGCTGCCTTTGAGGATGCCGGCATGGACAGTGACGAGCTGGCCCACAGCATCGACAACATCGACTGGCTGTTCCCTGAGGATCACCTGCTGGACACCACGCCCCGCATCATCGACAAGCCCGACGACTGGGTGAGTGTGGTCATGGGCGCTGTGCACCACATTCCCTTCAGCCGGTTCAAGAGCATGTTTGCTGACCTGACCGAGGAGGATGCCCGCGCCAAGGGTTACTTCAAGGGCAACTTCAAGAAGGAAGAGGTCTTTGGCCTGCTGCGCCGCTCCACCAGCCCCACCACCGTGTACAAGAAGCAGAAGCTGGACCGCGACGACGTGATCGACATTACCAGCTTTGACGTTGTGGCATGGCTGAAGCAGGAGATGCGCCTGAAGCTGAACCGTGAGCTGGCTCTGGCTTACCTGCTGGGCGACGGTC